GCTATAACAAAAAATACATCTAAATGGGTCAATGTATCTGATAAAAGTATAATTCAAAAGACGGTTTGGGTCACAAATATGTTCAAAACTAAAAACTATGAAGATAGAAAAGTATACCTTACAAATTTAAGAAAACTTAGTGAAAACAAATTATTTGATGAAGTTGTAATATATGGTGATGAAGAATATATTACAAAAATAAAAGGAGAAAATATTATTTATAAAAACGTAACTAAAAACAACGGTGTCAGTGATATTGGAACAATGTTGAGATGGATATATGAGAAATATTCAAAAGGAACCAGTGTATTTTTAATGCGCCAAGAATCAACGCAGATGGAGTTTTCGACGATTCAAAGTGCGAATCGTTTTGATATTCGTTCGTGTGTTATGCTAAATGCATTTATTTTACCGGATATTCCCGATCCACGGCCAGAATTATATCAAAGGGGTGACCCAAGAACAACATGTGGTTATATGTTTGTTGTAGACGATGATACAACATTTGAAGAAGGCGGTGATTTAGATAAATGTTCTTTATATTCATCTCACGCATTTGCAGTGGTTATGCGAGAAATGATGTCCCGACGATATAAAATTGGGAATGCCAGTCGGCAAATTGGGATAGCATTCCCGAATATACGTTCATTTGTCTTAGATAAAATGAAATTTGAAGTTTCTATGGGTATTGTATGTCCAGAAGGCAAATGTATTACGTATTACCCTTCAGTAAAACGTAAAGAATATTTATCTGTAAGAGGTGAAGATGTAACCGTTGCACCAATTACAGAAGGCGTTTTGGAAGTAAAAACAATCCATAATATGACTAACAAAATGATGAAACGAGGGGGATATCCAGATAATTTAATGTATCCCGATAGTGAAATAACTCTTAAAGCAGATACTCTTAAAGTATTTGATGGCGAAGATATTCGTTTTTACAAGAAAATTTGGAACCACAATAAACAAATGATGGGGCAAACCTATTGGGGCGAAGGAGTTCCAATGAAGGAAACCTCATTTACTCATAATTCTTTTATTCTTAATGATTGTGTGTTCTTATCTTCTCCCAATAACACCCCTGAAAATGCTATTAATATAATATGTTCTTTGTTATTGATAGAAAATGATAAAATGTTTATTGTAAATTCTAATTCTGATTATAAACCTATGATAGAATCCATCAAGACAAACGTTGTATGTAAAGATTTTAGTAATGCTAACATATATGGGGGAAAGGGAACAAAATTTACAACGAATCCGTCTATTGGTTCCTTCATGGGATTTGTTCCGTCATTAATCGGTCCTGCAAATAAGGCATATCGTAAAACACAGCATATTGATGTTAAGATGATGAAAATGCTCGGTGAAACAAATGGTATAATTGTTGGAACAAGATGGAGAAATAAGTTAACAGAGTTTATGAATGAAAAATACCCGGAAGTTAAATGGATATCTGTTCCAGAAGCAAAAGATGTCAAACCCGATGTATTTGCAACTGCTTCCTATGTTATAGGAACGCGTGATTCAGGTGCCTGGATAGGAACGTTTTTCGTATCCCCTGAAGATTGTAAGGTTATTGAAATTGCCAACGAGTTTGATAATACACCCCATTGGTTCTTTATGTCAAGGGCAATGGGTGTTTCATTCAAAACACTTCCATTAAAGCAGGAACTGAAGAAGCGTTGCTTTGAGAGAGTTAAACAGAATATTCATCATTATATGTAAAGTGAATAGATGATTGTTGTTTTTGATATGGATGAGTGTATCGCATCATTATCAAAACCTTGTTTTGAATATCATATGTATTTAGATAAAGGAGTCGCATTTCCTGAATATTTTACACAAAACCTTCGTACTGAACTTTTGAATAAATATCTGCGACCTGGAATTATTGATGTTCTCTCAACCTTATACGACTGTCGTAAGAACCCTAAAATATTACCAGTATCACATATTGTTCTTATGACAAACGCATCAAATAGGGACAACTGGGTTAATTTTATAACAGACATCATTGATGATATTGTCACGATTGATAAGAAATCTAAGAGTCCGTTGTTTGATGTTTTACTTCCCAGAGATTCAGACAAACGCCTCCAAATTACGAAATATGCTTATAAGTATTACGGGGGTCAGCAACCCAAATTTATGATTGATGTATATTCAGCATTAAAATGTTGTACAACGGAACCGATTGTAATGTATGATGATAAAGAAGGGCATATTGTCCCTGTGAGTGGTAGCAAGAATTTTATAACAAAGGTATCTCCATATCATTTTTATCAAAAAGATAAACATAATAAGTTTAAAACATTTAGTGAGTTCTTTCCGCCTTTAGTTCAAGCATGGATGCATGAAAATCGTCTTTAATAGACCGAATCCCAGTTTTATCAAGCGACCGAGAATACAATCTAATATCTGCAACCGAACCTATGAAACCCTTTGATATGTCTCTTTCTAAGGATTTTCCTATCAAGAAAGTATGACGTTTCATAAATGAATGACGAGGCCCTTGTTGTCTCCCAATCTTTCTCCCATTCAAGAACATATGCCAATATCCATTATGATACTGAATGACAATATGATTCCATTCTCCTGGAACGATTCCTCCTCTCCTAAGACTGAATGTCTCCGCCTTTCCTTCATAAAGACTAAATAAGATTTCATTTTCAAATGTTTTTTGAATACTGATCTCATTAAGATTTGAGTCATCACCGTTGAATAAAAGCATCTCATTAGAACCAGAAGATGCTCTTTTATTTGGCTTAATCATCAAAGAAATAGCGCTTGTTTCATTCATTGGGATAGGACTGAGTGATTTCATTGTCGGCGACCCCCCCGAGAAAACGATACCCTCTTCTGGTTTGGTTATTGGATCCACGCTGAAATTTATTCCTTTCACACGATCCTTTAATAAACCAGATGACTCGTTCCCAATCATAGGTATCCAGAATATTAAGTTTTCGTATGCCCTAAGCCTAGTTCTTACCCTTTCTGGTGGGTTAGGATCCGGAACTCCCCCTGAACCAAATCCAAGACCTGCAACAGACAGACAATGTGTCCTAGCAGGAGACTTGGGAGTAGGAGCGACTACACCACAATATGAATCAAATGAACCTTCTGATAATTTCTTGGAGTAAGGTATTTCCATAACAGGGAGACCTTCTTTTTGAGTAGGAGACCTAAACCAATATGAATATCCGCCTTTTGAGTCAAGATCACACGCTAAAAAGGTGTCCACTGGATGACCATCCTTAGTTCGTGATACGATCCTACAATAATCTGTTCGTGCCCCTCTACCCATCGTGTCTAGACACACGCTCGTTTTTGACTTTGATTGATATCCCGGAAGATCTGGGTTTTTCTGACACCATTCTGCCCGCCTCTCTTTCTGCTGGAACCCCTCCTGATTCTTCGGTTGAATCACTTGGAGGACCTGGTCTGCGTACATAATCAATAGAACCCCCAGAACCACTATCAGGGCGATTGATGCGATCATCTACTGTTGGTATGACAGTTTCAAAACTGTATGGGTCGGCGCGAACATCAACTGCTTTTTTTGTGAGAACGGATGCTTCATTGTGAATGCTTCTCCCACCAGATGGAGCATTTCCAGGGAGGTATTCAGTTCGTATTGCTTTATTCATCATAACTTCACAGCGTTCCATAAATTGTGAAAAAAACAACTGATGATTTCTTTCAGGTGAAACCTCTTCATCACTTTGGTCGTATCTCCCACTTAGTGTAAGATACATCCAAGACTCACTCTCAATCTTTTCAATAAGATCGCCGACGGTATAATAGTTTTTATCTACGCGAAATAACGATACAAAGGCGTTACTAATACTTACAAGAAGCCCTATCCCCCACATAGACCAATATGCGGCGGTTTGGTCTACATTTGACTGTATCGCGAGTAATGATGGAACTAAAAGAGAACCAACTGATGTGGTTGTTCTTAGCATAGAATATATGTATGTAAGCCGATTTAATCGTTGTCGCAATCTTTTAACTACACTGAGAACTCTCGTTTTGATGGCCTTTTTTTGAAGTTCGTCCAGATTTGTTTTTTCAATAAGTTCCCCCCATTCTTGAATTGGTGACTCAACTGTTTGTATGTTACAGCAAGACATCTAGTATGCTACTCGGTTTCTGCTTCTATTTTTTTACGAAGTGTATCATTCAAGGCACTTTCAAAATATACGATTGATTTAAAAAAGTTTGGCCTTGGTTGAAATGCGATTGGCCTTCTTTTCTGTATGTATTCAATGGCTTCTTTATGGGTATATCTCTGGTAAAAAATCAGGAACATTGCAACTACTGCAGCAGAACGTTGCATTCCGGCATGACAATGAACCAGGATTGTAGAACCTTTACTGTATTCATCCCATAACTGACGAATTATACTAGCACTCCATCTTGTCATATTTGCGATTTCTTCTTCCTGAAGATTATCGTGAACAGGAACACGTATTTTTTTGTATTTACCACCCTTTAAAAATGGAATATTTTTAGAGCAGTTTACTACAACATTAATTTTCATATTTTCAATAAATTCTTGACTTTGTGATGCAGTTATATCTCCGAGAAATAGATTCGGGATAATCTCATTTGCCGACATATATCTATTGTATATATTGTTGTTAAGATTTTACTACGCATATGCTGTTGGAAACAATGAGGCAAAGTATGAGATATTCTCCATATGAAACTCTGTTGGGAATAAGTTTAATAACTCTTCAGCGGGTGTTTCTCTTCTTCGAATGATATACTTTTTCCTATTTTTATGTATCCAATCCTTGAACCAATATACGACATTTTCAAAATCAGTAAGATCATATATACGGAACATTGTTTTTTCACTTTTTCTAGTTGGTAGAAGGGCGATATCATCTTCGACACTGTTGGATATTAGACACAGTTTTGCTAAATTCATCGCAAGTTCTTGTGCGAGAGTAAGTTTGGATTCAATAACATTTTCCCAATCACCCACAAAATCTTTTAGAATGTGTTTTTGAGCGTCACTCATTTCCGCCTCCATATCCGAAACATACTCGTGTATTGGAATCAATCCATCTTGTATCATGTTAAATTGAGTATTAACATATAAATCCCCTCCAAAGCGATAATATGGGAATACGTAATCAGAACCCAAGAAGGTATAGATACATATATTCTGTGCGAATGTTAGTGGTATATTTGTATATGGGTTTTTCGGAGAATGATTATTTTTAAGTTTGTTTCTTGAATACATAATTAAATCTTGTTTTGTGAAACGATATGTTTTACGAGTTTTCCAGTCCCATAAATGTAATATATCATCATCTTCTTTAAAATCATCATACAAAAGATCCGTTGTATTTGCATAGGTTTTAGAATCATATATTTTTTTACGAAACCATGCGTATATTAGTTTTTTAAATGCCCAGCGCGTTCGTTGTATTTTGCTGAACTCCGCAAATGCAATCAAGGGGGATTTTACAGGGAATATTCCAATGTGTTCTTGTCTATATTGAATATGTTGCATAACATCAAGATATTTTAAAGTTGGGAACCCACCCTTGGGTGTTTCCATTTGAACACCATATAATATAGTATGAACTGCTATGTTCATTGCTATTAATGAAAATATGTAATACTCATATTTTCTTATCAATTTTGGTTGGTATTTTTGATTTAATGATCCTGAAGGCTCCTCATAATCGCTTGTTGGAGAACATCGTCTGCGTTGTCTTCTAGAACCTCTATGCCTTCCATAAATACTCTAGTTGATACCGAAGGGGTCCCCATAACTCTCCTCAAAAGTTCTGTTGTAAGAACGTTCGTCGCCTCAATAGTTCTTCGCAACTCGTCTACGACATCACTTTCTGAATCAGCAGATGCTTCTGCTCCTGTCCCTGTTTCTGCTCCTTCTCCTGAAGATACGTCTCCCGCTCCTGATGATGCTACCACCTCGGCCTCCACTGCTTCTACATCCGTTGAACTGGATGAATCTACAGCAACAGTCTCGCCACTCGGAAGTTCCCTATATTCTTCATATGGAAGAGGAGCACGGCAAATTGGACAAGTATGTGCCTTCTTGAACCATGGCATTACACATTCACGGTGAAAGACGTGTTTACAGGGAAGTTCTACAAAATCATCGAGAGTTTCGTCTGGTGAAATATCGTCCTTACAAATACCACACGAACAAGGTTCTGTAATTTTAGAAGGTGAAGGCAAAGACTCGATGTATTCCTTTTTCACCCTCTTTTTAACACCGCCCATATCATTCCGACTTCGCTGAAGAATATCGCCAATTCCACCCTCGTCTTGTTCTTGGCCCAAATGTTGAAATATCATATTCATAACCGACAAAGGAACAGAGGCACTTTCACTCATTCTTATATTTCTTATTGGAGACCTAAAGAGATTAGAAAAGCTTTCAATTCTGCCTCTCCGTGAGGTTATCCAACGGAAAGCGTTATCTAGATTGTCATTAAATGATGGGTCCATCTATGATCTTCTTAAGTTTTGAATCATCGCACTTTTAAGTCGTAGAATTTCTGCCTCTGCATATTTATCTGGTTCTGTCTTTGCCAAATGCCTTGTTTTAGGTCTTCTTGAAGGGTCTTTTCCACGAAGAATATTCCCAAGATCACGAATAATAAGGTTTTTGTCCTCTTTGCCAACCAATATTCCTAAACTTAAAAGCATACTCATAAACTTTCTAAATTCTTTTAAAACCGGTTTTGTGTCTTCAGTTGACAACGTATCCCCATCTTTTAGAATATTACGAACCTTTTTTCCATCAATTTCGGTATTCAAAATCCTGTCCCATATTTCAATATGTTTCTTATCGTATTCTTCAACTAGTTTTTTTGAATCCTCTGTTAATCTATCATCAATCAAAATATCCGTATATGATTTTTTAGTCCGTGAGCTTTTTTTAGGCACCGGCACCGGGACTGTGTCTTTATCTGGTAACGATGTTTCATAATCTATATCGGCAATACCTGTAATTTCTAACTTCTCGGCTACCTTTATGTCTGGGAATACGGGCATAAGAGTCCTTTCATCATCTTTAAGTTCGTCTGCACTTCTACCAATACATTTTGCAGCCGTGTTGAGAATACTGCGCATCATATTAATCTCATCGGATATCAAACAATGATACACGTCTTTTTGGACTATATCCGTCATTTGTATAATGACAAATATAGCGATATTCAAGTTCAATTAGGATTTCGCATAGATTAGATGTCCGTTCCGCTCCCAACAAGGATTCTGGAATCCTTACGAGGTAAGTCTAGGACAATTAAAGCAGAGTTAAAAAAAGACACATCTGCTATGTTTCTTAAACTTACTATGCCTCCTCAAATATTGATAGGAAGTGTCGATAAAGGGGTATTTAAGTCATCAAGTGGTGATTCATTTGAGATTAACATTGGTAAATTCACTAAAGATGGTATTGTGTTACCAAGATCAATGCTAAAGAGTATAGTTCACAGTATTAAAACTATGTATCTCCCAGGAGGTTCTCCCAATGAGGAGTCAATAAAACTATTACTAAAAGATGAAACACGTTCCAACGCAAGTATTCTTGTTCTCCCTCTTCTCCCAGGAGAACGAGGAGCAAATATCGTTTCACAAATATTAGGTGAAATTTCGGGAACTCTTGGGATTTCTGTCATATTAGTTGAAACCGAACCTGATGGTATTATATCTTATGGTTCTATTTTAGCGGAAGGATACAGATTTGCACATGAGTTGCTTGGAAGAAGAACACGAACAAAAACAAGGCCAATGGTCGTTTTACCTACAAATCGCATGCTCCAATCAGGATTCAATCCAAGTATTCTAAAAAGCCTTCGTTCAACAATAATTGAAGGGGAGGAGAGTCTTTATTGGGTTACATTCCGTGACAATATACAGCAACCATATCCTCGTGTGTTAAAATCAATAGGTTTATCGGGAACAAGAGCAACGATTTTTGCCTCTTCACTACCCTTTGAATATGAGGGGGTGAATGTTATGGTTATTCGTGCGCGTGTTTCGGGGGGCGTTTCATACCCTTCACTCGTTCATTCAAAAAAATATGAAAACATTGTAAGAATTAAATCTATTCTAGAGTCAAATAAACTACCACGAAAAACGGTTGATTTTATAACACGTTCAATTCCAGGATTACCGAAATGTTATTCTCATAATTACATATGTTCTTGGTTATCTAAAACGTTTGAGGTTTTCCGAAAAATATCTTCTTTAACCTTTGAAAGAAAGTGTAAACTTATGAAAGATATATTTTTAGGAACTTCTGTATGTGAATATACAATACGCGAAGATGACCTCCCAACTGTTCCACCCAAAAGTGCGAATACATCTGCATTGGCTTCCCCTGGGTCAATATCTTGGTTCAAAGATACAAAATACAGGGTTGTATCTGTAGATAAAAAAGCAGGGTTGGCAATGCTTATCGGTGAAGAAGGGATGATGAATGATCGTATTGTGGTTCCTTACTCTTATGTATTACAAGATACAAAGGATAAACGCAAGAATAAATATCTTATACCCGGATTTGGAACTACTGAATATCTTACGGTAAGTCTGAAAAATGATGAGAAAGACACTCTTGTCGATGTATGTTGTATGGAACGTTCATTTTTTATGAGGAATAATGCTCCATTTTGGAAAGGTAATAACTGTAAACTAGAATGGGATGGGTCAAAATGGGAGTTATATGTAAAAGATAAAAAGTATGAAATGATGTATCCGGAAACCTCGTGGTCAATGGGTTGGACAGGTATTTATAAATCAGGGAGCGTGATATATATTGTAGGAGAACGTCACGGTTCTGTTTTAGATGGTAGCAAGAGTTTTATTAGACAAAATCATAGTATTACGCATAAAGGCAATATTTTGTTTTTAGGGAGACCAGAGTATATAGGAGACGAGAAGGAGTATATGTATCTTCGTCTGGGTATATTTGCTTGCCTAGCAACAAAACCAAAAAGCAGAATGTTTTTACACACTATGTCAAGTAAACAGGGAGACATTCAGGAGAAATGGGTTTCATATTTATCAAATCTCCAAAATACGGAGAATGGTCTTCGTTTTATTGCCGATGATATTGGAATACAGGAAATGTGTAGTGAAATGAAGAATCTACCATTTTCAAAGTTCCACTCATTCACGGGTTCCCCTGTTTCTGATACAGGTGATTACAAACAGGTTATTACAAATATGGAACTGAAAATGAACCAGTATATAACCTACATGGGAAATAACGAACAATTATATTCTTATGGATGGAAACCTTGGGCAACGGGTGGTCCACCACGGATACATATACCTAAGATTAAAACATCACCAATATTTAGTAAGATTTTACGAAATATTCGAGATAAAACCTTGATTGATATGTACAAAGATGTTACCCCAGATTCGATAAGTTGGGCAATTCGCTATACATTCCATAAATTACGAACTGGTATATTTGTTAGTATTCGTTCAAATGGGATTCATTCGTTCATACCAATGTTCAATATTGGTTACAATAATACATATGATAGGTCAAATGATTTCTGGTTCGGGAAAGGTATGACCCAATCCAAATATTTAAGAATAAAGAATCAGGTTTTGAAAGAAATGGGAATGAAAACAGAAATATTTGAACCTAGGGGTAAATGGTTTGCAAATAACAGTTTAATCGGAAATATGAAATCCAACAATGTAAATGACACGTTCAGTATGATTGCATTCCACTTAATCCAAGAAACTCTGCGAAATAAAGAAGTCGGTGATTGCGATTTCATACTCAATGTTCGTGATTTCCCAAAACTCAGGTATGATGGAAGAGACCCAGACCATGGGGTTTATGGAAAAAACGTAGATGAAACCACGCCTATAATGGACGGTTTTGAAACAATTAAAACAATCCCGTTTTTAAGTTTCAATACTCATGAGAAATATGCGGATTTACCATTCGTGGATCCCGATACTTGGATTAATACTTATGGAGGCTATATTGGTCACAAAGGTGTCCCGCGAAAACCTACAGTTTCTAAGGGAGAGTCTTGGAAAGTTTCACCTGAAATATGGGAAACAAGAAAAGGAAAAGCCGTTTTTAGAGGAAGTGCCACTGGTTATGGTTCAGAGTCTAAAGATAATCAAAGACTTATGTTTGCTGAAATGTATCAAGATAATAAAGAGTTTGTGGATTATGCGATCACATCTGGGGCTGTTCGTGATAGAAAAACAAGTAAAGATGGAATGCGATATATAGTTCCAACGGATATTGCAGATAAAGTCTCGGGTGCCATCGCGACTACAAAGGCGAGAATCCAAAAAGATAAGCGTATGAAAATGTCTACAACAAAAGATGAATATGATATCCACAAGTTTAAGGATTCACAAGATTCAAACAGAATGATTTTATACATTGATGGAAACGCTGGAGCATACCGTTATACTTCCTTAATGAGAGAAGGATTTTGTATATTGAAAGTTAATTCAATGATTGGTTATAAATTATGGCTATACCCTGCTCTTACAGAGGCTTTACCAGGAAGTGATACGAAAGAGTTTATAGAAAAGAGCAATGATGAGATAACCGAAATGTTTGTAAAGAAGGGGGATCACATTAAAGTCGATAAAGAAGGTAAAAACCTAATTCGTATCTTGGAATGGGCAAACAGTAGTCCTAAAGCAGTTGGGATAACGCGACTGATTGCTGAAAATGCACAAAAACTATATAATCGTATTTGTAAAAAAGAGTCATTAATTCATATTACTGCAGCAACTTTGAATATGATTTCACAGACACAGAAATGGTCGGGACGTCATTCACCTTCAAAAAGAGAAATAGAAATTCCAAAATCAACTCGTATGATTATAAAAACATTGACAAAAGTATCTACAACTGAAAAAGAACGTGAAATTACTTATAAAGAACCGATTGTTGTAAAAGAAATTATTCCAAAAATGAAACGTCCTTTAATCAGTTCAATATCTCGGGAAAAACCAGGACCAGGACCAAGACTTTCCGGCGTTCTCGATAAAGTTGGTGAAGAAATGACCGAAGAGGCTATAATAACTAAGCCTGTTTCTTACAAAAAGATGCCTGATATTCCTAAAAAACGTGTGAAACACAGTGCAATAAGTTATTTAACACGCGCAATCCCAAAAGATTCCGAAGAATATGATTTGAGTGAATTGATATAAAAATATATTGTCTTTGTTATGTTATGACACGTGTCATGAAAAAGGCGGGTGTAATACTTACAAATCGTGATACGTCAAAAGTATTAGTTGTTATCAACAAAAACTGTATGGATAGACTAAAATATGGTCTTCCAAAAGGTCATCGTGAAAAAGGCGAGACTGTAGAATGTTGTGCTCAGAGAGAACTTCGTGAGGAAACAGGTATAATTCTTAGGGTATCCCCAAAGGATGTGTCCGTTAAAGCCGGAGAGACACTATATTATGTTTTGAAAGCACATAAAATGCTAAAACCAAATCCTCAAGATATGACTGAGATTGGTGACGCAAGATGGGTTAGTTGGGAAGATGTAAAGAACACAGATTGTAATCGTGGTCTTCGGATTATACGTGAACAGTTGACAAGAGGTTCGCGTCTTATGAAAAAACTTCGTGAATCGCGCCCAAGGTCGGTTGGTCTTGTTCGTAAGAAAAATAAGGAAATACAGAATGAGACGGAACTGGGCTTTAGTCAGGAGGGGGAGGGAGATGCAACATGCATTAGCCAGAAGCCCTCACATGAATTTAATGGTGAGAGACCCGAGATTGAACCGAGTGATTAATGTACCAAACTCGGTTAGGAACACATATCAGCCTGTGCGAAAAAATATGTGGGGTCCTTTGTTATGGAGAACAATGCATTCTTTTGGAAGGGTTTTAAAGAGTATTGGAGACCCAGACACTCGTGAAAAACTTACACGAGATTCGTCCTCTCTTTTTGATTCATTATTGCGAACAATACCGTGTCCGTCTTGTAGAAACCACGCTTTAGAGTATAAACGTCATCACAAGATTGGGAATGGCAGAACATCCCCCGATACTTTTGAAACTTGGGCATATGTATTTCACAATGAGGTAAACAAAAGAATACAACACGTAATGATTTCGCGAGAGCAGTCAAACAAGATACATTCTTCTTATGATCCCATTGAAAGTCTTCGGGAATATTTACGTTCTATTAATTCACACATACGACTGGGTGTAAATCCAGACGATTTGATAAATAGGGCAAAAATAATTATAGAAAGTTCTTAATGTGTTTAAAACACATACAGAATTACTGATTGTTACGAACGACAATCCGGAATGATTGATTGTTGATATTGAATGGTTTTAATGAAGGAACATCTGTTATCAATGAAGACGCCAAAGTGCCAGTAATGATTCCAAAGAAAATGTTAGCAATAACGGCAACAATATGCATATCCATAACCTGATTTTGTATTAGTGAAGAAATGATTAAGAAGAAGAATATAAACAGATTTCTAGACTCTAAGAGACCATCTTCACTTGACATAAGACTGTATCCATATAAGAATGATGACGGGAAAATCATAGCATCAGGGAAACCCATAAACAAATATTTGCTAAAAAAGTTTGTATCAATGGTTCCAAACAGTTCATTGGTAATACTTGATGGAAGACCCATAAATAACGACGCAAAATCTTTCTGTGTGCTTTCAGACTTTCTCATCACCTCCGGAAGAGTATAGAATAGTTTTCCTAGAGAACCATCATATGGCAATGAACTAATCATAAGTGGTCTGATAATTACATATGCGATGGTCATAGCGATTGTATATGAGAGGAGTAACACCGCTTGTCCACCCAGTCCAATTACGACACCCGACCATATCAACATAACAAGATACAAAATCGGGATTTTTGAAAATAGCGATGCCATTAAAATACTACTGTTTGAGTTGTATCACTCATCTAGTTTGCCCTCTAGTTTTTTTTTCTCGGATAAATACTTTTTACGTATCTTCATAACCATACGTTGTCCTTCAGTCACAGGCTTACCTAAAGTTTTGAGTTTTGGATCTTCGCTAATAAGTTTAATAAGTTCTTCTTCGTCTTCTTTGGTAGGTTCAGGAATATCTGGTTTGGATGGGGCTTGCTCAACAGCAATAGACACAGCTGCCCCCCCTTCAGCAAATGAAGATACAGTTACAGGATCATCCCTAAAGCGAACCGTATTCATAGCACGTGAAGGTCGCGTAGTAAGTCTGCGAGAGGGTAAAGCAGCCGCGGCGGAGGCTGCACTGGCAGCGGAAGCGTCAGAGGCAGCACTGGCGGCGGTAGGAGCACTATATTCACTATAAGAAAGACTGCTACCCGTCGTAACTGACCCCCCTCCCGGCAAAAATGGTGTATTACGAGGTCCTGGTTGAGCGACTCTAGGATCTACGCCAACAGGGGACGTAATATACGGATTTGTATTCGAACGATGAATTGCTTTTACAGTATCCATATGCGGTTTCTTAGAATGAGCACCAAACACATGTCCATACATAAACTGAAGACCTGAAGACATTTCTTTTTAGTTTTTGAAAAAAATACCTATCATATTAACGAATCTCAACCCAACCTAGAGAAGCAAAGAAGTCTGTATTATTGGCAGTCAATGCCTGAACAGTAAGAGTAATTACATCCGACACGCCAGAAATATTTCTGTATATTCCAAGTTGTGATTGTAATTCATCTGCAGTTTTTGTAAATATTACATTTGAACGCTGAGAACCGTATCCAGATGCTAAAGTAAGACCACCACTTACTGTATCACCTGTTGTTCCTATAAAACTTCCAGATTGATTATGTATACATATCTCAGCAGAAGAGTGTTCTTCGTCAAATATTTCAAAATTAGTTCCTGATAATGTTAATGTTGGATTTAACAATATTCTCCATCCTAAAACACTTGTAAGTTCTGTATTTAGTATATCAAATGTTTTTAGTTTTATAGTAGTATTTTTATGAAGTATTCCTCCACTATTGTCTCGTAATCTTAAAGAAATAACTGGTTTTTCCCCATCGGCAAGATCGAGGCGCATACCCGTGTAATCTTTTGTTGCGAATGTAGTACCAATATTATTAAATCCGCCTTCACTCATAACTGTGGAGCAAATCATTCTCATTTTTCCAGCCCCACCATTACTTTGTATTTCATAACGAACCGGGAGTTTCGCGGTTGGGAAGTAAGGCCCTGTAAGTGTATTTACATGATCAAATACCGTACATACAATATGTTTACCATTTAAGACAATTCCTATACGAACTCTACCAACACCCAGCCATTCTTGATCTATAAAGAAAATTTGTGCTTTGTCGAAATCAATATCAAATCCAGATGAGCCTGTGCCATCTATTTTATCTAACCAATCGTTCCTATTAATGACTGTTTCGGTAGAATTATTTCTTTTAACAATATTAATAACACCTGTTGGCTTGTATTCAAAATATATCCCACCATCTTCATCAAATGTTCCAATTCTTGTATTTACATTAGAAGACAAAGATTCGGTTAATACACCCGTGAGATATATTAATTTTGATTTCCCAGGTTGATAAGGAACATATTCTTTTGATTGTCTGACAACACTTGCCCCGTTTTCTGCACCAACACTCATTTCAATGTACGATTCGGGAAAATGAGTTGCAGAAGCATCACCACTTATTTCTTCATCGATTGTTAAAGAATTTTTTCCAAATACTGAAGTATAGTCAAATAATGTATAAGGATTGGAAACACGGAGCCTTCCAAACGCATCATCGTTATATTCATCAAGTGATACTCTTGTATTACCAGATATCTCCGTAGTAACTGTATTACCGATAGTCACGTCTCCAGATATCTCCGTAGTCACCGTATTACCAATAGTCACGTCTCCAGATATCTCCGTAGTAACTGTATTACCGATAGTCACGTCTCCAGATATCTCAACTTCATTAATTGTGACTGAAGCGTTTAAATTTCCTGAAATCTCTACAGGATTTGTAATATGTGTATTCAAGGAAGAGTTGGTAACACCAACATCTCCTTCGTCTGTAAGACCAACATTTCCAACCGTAATATTCCCAAGACTTCCTGATGCGATGTTCACATCTACAGTGTTGGCAACACTCACAGGTTTTATATCTGTCATCGGGTGATGTTTATATTTGTATGAGAGCGACATCTATTTTTATATACATATTTACACTAGTCTATACCCGCGTTTATTTTTAAGTGTTCGTTTTGCCACACGTCCTTTACCCTTCTTTTTGGTTTGATTATAAATTCTCATTATCCTATCAGTCCCAATTTTATAGTATAAACTTTCTTTATCAGGAATTATTTTATGTTTAGGTATACGAATTAGTTCTTTAGTGCTGGCAAATATAGAATATATCGTGTCAATTAGTGTTGAACCTTTCAATATTATTTGTTTTAGTTTATCTTCCTTTTGTTTTTTAGTTAATGACCCTTCTTGTATTTTAACCCCTTTTTTCTGTGTTTTTTCAACAATTTCACCCAATGCTTCTTTTGTCATTTTATTTATATTTGTATCTATTGCCCCTTTTTTGACAATCAAACTCTCTCGTATTTTGTCAGCCTTATCTACGAATTCTTTATCTTCTTTTGTTACGCCACGCGTAGCAAAACTTGATTTTACACCAATAACATTATTATATAATATTTTAAGTTTCCCTCTTAAAATATCTATTTTATTCTTAATTTCCCTATCACTTTTAAATTTTTTGGATTTTGTAAGAAGATCACTAATAAGCCCCCTCATTTCTTCATATTTTTTATTAAATTTATCTTTAGATTCTTCTGCGATTTTTATACGTTCTTCACGGTCTTTCTTACGTATCTGTTGTGGGGAGTATCTAATTACAGAATCCTCTTCTAAATCTTCTACAACTAAATCATCTGATTCTTCCGTGGCTTTCTTCTTCGCCTCCTCTTTGGCTTTTCGAACCGCTTCTTCTCCTGCTAAGATTGACCATTCTTCTCGCATCTCTGCAGGTGTCTTCACCCTCTTCTTTGCTTCTTCTTTGGCTCTTCGCTCTGCCTCTTCTTTGGCCTTCTTCTCCGCTTCTTCCTTGGCCTTCTTCTCCGTTTCTTCCTTGGCCTTCTTCTCCGTTTCTTCCTTGGCCTTCTTCTCCGCTTCTTCCTTGGCTTTTCGCTCTTCCTCTTCTTTGGCTTTTCGCTCCGCTTCTTCCTTGGCTTTTCGCTCTTCCTCTTCCTTGGCTTTTCGCTCTTCCTCTTCCTTGGCTTTTCGCTCTGCCTCCTCCTTGGCTTTTCGCTCTGCCTCCTCCTTGGCTTTTCGCTCTGCCTCCTCCTTGGCTTTTCGCTCTGCCTCCTCCTTGGCTTTTCGCTCTGCCTCCTCCTTGGCTTTTCGCT